CTAAAACGAATGAACGCTGCTAACGATACATCTCGTGTCGAAAACATCTAAATCCTCCCGAAAGATCTAAGTCAAGAACGACTCGATTATCTGAATAGTATAGCGTAGCTTTCAAAATAAGTAAGTCGTTGCGCATACAAAATCTTTCACCACGTATTTTATTGTTCTTTTTTACACGTTCAATCCACATACGATACACACCATTCTTATTGAATGGCAGATCAACTCGTTTACCATCTCCATCTGAAATAGCTACACGTCTTACTTTTTTCTGTAATGCTACCAAATCTAACGAATGTAGATCAGTATCAGATCGTGGATCGAGACGAACTATCGTCCCGTTATCAAGATGAAGAATGAGCACACTTGTCTAACCAGTTAGACGATGACGCGAAACCATCCATGATCACGAATGAGCTTGAGATGCTCCATAGGAACCTTGGTTGGTACATTCTTGAGAAATTTCTTTCCCAAGATCGTCAACGAAGTTGCATCCTGCAAAATAGCAGTAAATTCCCTCGACGACTCTTCCTTGAATGGTTTCTTCACTGGACTTTTCTTCGTAACCGGAACCTCTTCGATCTCTTCGATCTCTTCGATCTCTTCGACCTCTGGCTCTGGTTCAGAAACCGACTTACGGGTCTTGCGTGTTCTTGCCATCGAAATCCTCCTCGAATCCGTCGGGTTCACCAGGGAGGGATACGACTCCCAGCCCTGGTTTCACCGACATTCTATCTTAGTAGCAACTCAATCTAGTTGAGTCCTACGTTGATTCCTTTCACCATCGCTGTCACCTCTTCGACCTGTACATCGATCTTGGTGGTAATAGCGTATTGGTTCGTCGACTTGAAGATGTCACGATCACGCTCAATCCGAATGTCTCGACCAATACCAAGAATCAGGTTCGCATAGTTGGTAAGCAGAACCTGTCCATAGGAAGTATAAGTCACCTTGAACGTGCCGCCAGCTGCCAACGCACCACCACCAGTAGTGGTGATTGTCCCAGCGGTATAGTCGACGGTGTAGTCAGTCGTCTCAAGGTAAGCAGTCTCTGGAGACTTACCCAGATCTTGGTTGGTGATGACCACGTTGGCAACAGGACCGTACCGAAGTGATTGTGTATCGGGACCAGCAGCAAACGTAATGTCCTGCACAACAATCGGCTCTTTCTCCAAGAGCGGTACAGCAATGAGCGGTACGCCGAATGGAGTCAAAGCATCCTGACTCTGAAGTGCAGCGTCGCCGGCACCAGTTGCACGTGAAGCAATCTTCTCGCGATAAAGCTGTTCGTGATCCAACGAACACAAGAACCGCATATCACGACGAATACGACGGAACTTCACTGGCATACTGGTGATCATTCGCGAGAAAAATGTGCTGTTGATATCAGCACCACGTGCATCGTAAAGATTCGACGAATCGGCTTTACGCAGCCAACCATTGAATAGTGCGATGTACGTGTCCTTTACGTACTGGGTCGAAGAACCACCATCCTCGAGATCCGATTGAAGCCTGGCTGGTCCAATCGTATCACCGGTGATCATCAATTCTTCCATGTCGTTCGCAGTCTGAACTGCCATCATGCGAACGACGGTATCCTCGACAGACTCTCCCTCGATATTGATCTCAGCGAAGTTATCGCTGATCTCGAAAGGAGTCATCAACTCTTTTGGTGTAAGAGTGACCTTCGAGGTGGTAACACCCCGTCGAATCTGTGGAGCCTGAGCTTCCGACTTCGGCACGGTGACACGCTGGCCAACGCCGATCTTGTCGATCTCAAGCGATTCTGGCTTGAATCGAACAACACGAACATTGCTCTTGAGCATCGTGACATCGATCACATAATCGATGAACTTGTTGCTCTGCACGGGATTGAGCTTGCCGCCAGACGCCAGCGCAGTGGTATCGATCAGCGACTTCTCAACCAGCTCTCTCGCTTTTTGGAGAAGTTCCTCGTTCGTCATTTCAAATAACTCCTTTCGGGTGATGCAGATTCAACCCGACACGTTCCTATTCCACGCCTGGGAGACCAAGAACATCAGAGAACGAACCTTCGTCCTTCTTCTTCTTAGTCTCGGCAACCTTGGTGGTGCTGTCGGGAGCACCACCCCTGGAGTCCGTCCTCTTCCGCAGAGCCTTGTCAACCTTCTCGGCAGAAGCATTCGCTACCCCACGAACATCATCGATTGCTTTTTCGACATCCCCGAATTTTTGATCGAACTTTTTCTCCATCGCAGCGATTGCCTTGAGAATAGGGTCATCGGTTCCCTTGGTGGCGGGCTGTGCCGTGGGTTCCTCTTCACCCTCTTCACCAGACTCTTCGCCTGCGGTGTCGTCAGATTGAGAATCGTCGGTCCCAGTCTCTTCGCCTTCAGACTCGATCCCGGTCTCTTCGCTACCCTCACCTTCAGAAGCCGCCTGATCGTCGTTGGCCACTTCTTCACTTTTAGTGGTCTTTTTTCCCATCTCATCCTCCTCGACGTTCTTTGACGCCTTCAATTCAGCAAGTGACTTCAATACCATATCAAAAGCTTCACGAATATCGAAGCCATTTTCACTGAGAGTCTTCCCGACTTGTTCTACTTCAGCAGATTCTATTTGATCCGTCTGTTCGTCAGAATACTCACTTGCGAGTTCTTCCAACTCACCAGCCGACTTATCGACTGTCGAATCAAGTTCATCTGGAATGAGCATCGGACCGTTGTCATCATGCTCAATACCCTCGACGTATGTCGTCATGTATTCGGAAATCGATTGCGTGACATCAACCCATCGATCACGAACGATATACGAAACCGCATTCGCCTTCTCGATTTCTTCTGCACGCTTTGTAATCGAATGCAACGAAAGAACAGACTCAGCGATCGCACGCTTCTGAATGCGAACACTATCGTCTGGTTGAAGTGATCGAATCTCGGCAGCGACAGACTTCGTCATATCTACCAAGAATTGAGGTGGATGCTCTTCCCCATCGTCCGCAACCTTCAGGTTCTTCGACACATCGCGTAGCTCGCCCACGCTGTCGAGGACGGACTTGAGACGCTTGTGTACAACCTTCATCACGGGACGGGGGACAGCGTTCTCATCTAGCTTTTTCTTTGTCATCTGTCCTCCCTGTTTCTCCGTTGAACCAGACTCGATCATCTCATCCTTCAAATCCGAAGGTAGCATCTGATCCAACGAATCATCAGGATCATACCCTGGTTCAATACCATGTTTCAATTCTGCACGAACTATGCGCTCATGCACCACCTTTTTCGACGAATCTTTTTTGTACGTATCTGCATTTTGTTTGAAACGAACACGAGCATTTTGAGCACGCTCTGGTGTATCGGTAGGATACTTCAAATTTACAGGATCTCCATACTCATCAAGAGTTGTTGGATATCCACTTGGGTATGTCAAATGAGAACCTTCTTCAAGTACCTCAATTCCATAAGTCTTCGACCGAGCTTCTCGAGCCGACTCGAGTTCTTCTTGACTCATGTCATCTTTCGGCTCATTAGCTTTGGCAACGTCTAACCGGTTAGACGCAGACTTCAAAACCATATGCGGCTCGCCTATGGCAGGAACATCAACTGCTGATACTTCATCTGGCTTGATATCTCGAAGAACGGCTTGAGCTTCTGGGGACTCTGCAAGAGTAGGCATGGTTACCTCACGCTGCTAACAGCTTATTCAACGTCTGGACCAAAGCAACACCACCGATGCTCCATCCAGTTATCTCACCCTTCTTGAACTTGTTCCACAATTTGTCATCCCTAATACGAGCATACAGTATCCAAGTTCCTTTTGGATAGGTCAAGGTTTCAAGTTCCTTTGATGGATGTTCACCTGTTGCAGCAGGAACCTCAACATCAAATGACATTTCTCTATCAAGAACCCAACTTTGTATTGGGCGAGCAGCATCGTAAATTACCTCACCCTCGTGCATAAACTTGATTCCATTTTCTTTAGGGTCCTCCATATAATGTTCAAGCCAATAAAACGCAGCCGCCTCAGTTGTTTGGTCATCGTAAATATCACCTTGGAGATCTACAACACCAGGAACTAATACAGCTCCACCAACTATTCGTTGATCAGCTTCCTCAGACTTAAACACTTTTTGAATTGGAAGAGTGTATATCTTTTCACTGAACGTTTCTACTTGAGCAAGACGATCTTCTGCTTCGGCTCTTGTATCGTAACAACCAAAATTTGTGTCTCCATCTTCAGAGAAAACACAATATTGACCATCTACTTCTCGAATAGTCTTTTTGACTTCTTCCTCATCATCACAATCATCTACCTTCGTTACTTCGGGCAATGGTGTGAATTTGAAATGTTTATGTTTTATCGTAGACATTGAAAGAAGCTTGATGAGAGTGTTGACCGCGTTGTACGCATCTTCAGGAATAGTACCATCGTCATCCATCATCATCTTCAACTTTTCAAGTTGCTTGACAGCGTCCCCTTGTGAAATTCCAGCCGAATCCAACGCAAGACTTGCCTCTTCACGAAGCATTGTCAATGAGAATGGAATGTTCTTATCTATCTCATCAGAAATAGGCGGAAGTTCACGACCAAGAACATCCTCAGTGATTATTCTTGAAATCTCTGGAGAAAGACCACCGCTCTGCTCAGCAACTGCAAGCAACTGGGTCAACTCGTAATTATCAGTGATATCTGGAGTATTTGACTTAAATACAACATGAGATGCTCCAAGAGCTGGAACTACTGTCTGATTCCATACAGAATCATCTTCATTCCGCTCCGGACGGAATACCTGCTCTTCACCAACCTTCCTCGAGCTATCGGCAGTAGCGCGAGTATAATCCTCTGCACGTCCCATAAATATAGGAGGAAGACGAAATGAACGACGAATCTTATCGTCGTTACGTTCCATATAATTAACAAAAAGAGCATCAGTATGTTGAACCTGAGTAAGCTCTTTCACCTCGAGCTTCATTGTGCCAGGATCTTTCATACCTTCAGAAATAGGTTCTCCCTCGACAAGTAGTATCGTTGAATAGTTATCGTCTCCTTGAATACGCTCTTCAACAAATTTTCTTATTCGTTCAATCGATGCTTCGGTCAATTGAACATTTGTAGCCATAAGCATCATGGCTGGAATGTTGTTACTCCTGAACGTCGTATAGTTAATTACCTCGGCAGCTCTATTACCGAAAACGGTAAACAGATTTCCTATCCATCTTGGAAGACCATATGGACTACGAGGACAATATAACCTGACGTGAACTACCTCAGTAGCCAAAAGACCATCGTGCCAATCAGATGATGACATTTCTTCATCGGTAAAAACATGACCATCAATCTTACTTATTGAACGAGGATCTCCCCATTCCTTGAAATAAACTTTGGCATTCTCACTTTCACGAATCTGAACATATCTACGAAATCTCTTCGAGTATGGAAAACTTTGAATCGACCAAGTCCCATCAGCACCGCGAACCGAACGCAATACTTCATGTTCGGTCATTTCTTCATCTTCTTTCCTAAGTCGCATTTGCCAACTAGGAAGATGATTCAACCCTGCTGGTTCACCAGTCAGAACATTTGGCAGCACTTCAAAATAAGCATTACCAGTAGATTCAAGATCAATACGTAAGTTAGCTCGAAAAGTAGTGAATGTTTCGGTGGGCTCCAAAACGGCATTTGTGAAGAAATTCTGCACTTTGGAAATTTCTTCTCTGATTTGTGCATCGAGAGCCTCCTCGCCCTGTTTCATTCCATCTCGAGGAACAATTCGATGACCCATCTTTGCAATGTTCACTGTCATTGCATCAATAGCAGGACCAAGCTCCGATGATACTTCTGGCATAATTGCCAAAGTAAAAAGGTCATAAGGAGGTTCGATGATCTCTCCCTGACCATACAACGAAGTGAATGGATCTTCCGGAAGCTCTCTAGTTACTCCACGTGCATCTTTCTTTATCTGAATCGGGATGACTTTCGCGACATACTGACTTTCACCAATCATCTCCGCTGCGGCTGCCGACATCATTCACCTCATGTCTAACCGGTTAGACGCTAAAACAACCCTGGCTCTTTGTCACGTGGTCGTCTCTTTCGAGCACCACCCTGAAGTGCGCCATTGATAGCAAAGTACAAAGCATCTACTCGGTCCTTCAGTTTTAGATCTGGAAATCCAGTCAATTGTCCTTCCAACGCTGACATACGACCCTTACGATGATACACCTGTTTACGCTCATAGTAGAGCTGCATAGCACGTGCCCTTGTGATTTTGTCTTTGGTCGTCCATATTGGTCTCGTTGGAATATCCGGCCACTCAGTAGCTACTGTTGATTCTAACACCGCTTGGTAGGCGTTTGCCTCAACAAAAACACGAACCGGATTGAACATATCATTGACTTCAACTAAACGCTTCTGCTGTTCCTCAAATGTCAATCGAGCAGCATACTCATACAGAACATAAATCTCAAATATCTGCCTAATAACCCCAATAACTACAATAGAAAACTCGTCAGCTTCATCTTTAAGAGAAGAAGCCAAGTCAACTCCCATCCACACCGCTAAGTCATACCGTTTAACCATGGTAATTGGATCGGAATCATAATATTGAAACCATGTACTTTTGAAGAAACTACCACTCATAAACTTCGTTCGGTTTTGATACTGACATTCAAAATCAGCGAGTGGCATCGACGCACGACGCTCAATGATTTCCTTCATTGGGAAACCTATTGGGTCATAACACGTCGCATTCTTCGGAGCGTAAAACTTCCCATCTTCATCCTGTAGAAGATCTACAGGTTCGCCAGTTTTCTTATCAAAGACTGCCGGAATAACAAGATGAGATTCTTTGAACTTAGGATCGTTTTCTATTAGATATCCATACAGGTCTTCTGGATGATACCGAGTACCAAGAACTCTGAATTCACCTTCCGGGCGAAGAGTTGGAAGTAATGAGGTATAAAAGAACCGAATAAGATTATCTCGTTGAGTCTCTGTCCTTGAGTTACGTAACTCAACCAAGTCATCTGCAATTATCAAATCAAAGTGCTTAGAAACAACAGCACCATCAGCACCAGCAATAGTAAACGTATGCTCTTTTGTGTGCTTCGTTCGACCAACAATATCGGCCTGAGTCTCATCCCACTTATCACCACGAAGCTCGCCAAAAATTTCAATAAGCTCTGGCTTGAGTAAATTGGCTTTGATCTCAGATAAAAACGACTGAGACTGTTGAACGGTACGAGAAGCAATCAAAACACGAATGTCTCGATTTTGAAGTGCTCTCATTATCACATAGCAAATATTCGCAGATGTCGATTTACCAGAACCACGAGGAGCAAGAACTAACCCGAACTTTCGGCCCTTGAAAAACTCATTAATTGCCATCTGATGATCTGGGGCTCTGTACCCCAATATTTTCATCAGAACATCTAGACGACTATCTTCGATTACCAAACGTCGAATGTATTCAATACGAGTACGATCGAGATCCATGATGGATTCGATAAGAGCGTCACGACGTAATGCGTGTTCATTCTCCATTCCCATATCAAAGAAATTATCTGCTTGATCACGACCAAGAAAATCTACAGGAATATCTGGAACTGCATTACGTCCGCGATCAATCTCCTTCTCCTCCCACGGATCGTATATTCGTCTCGGTGAACTCCGCGTCCATAATTGATTCGGGTTCATCGGATCGTCCTGAAACAGATCCTTCTCCTCCGTCATCGGTTTTCCCCTCTAACATTTTTATGTATTGTTTAGGAAGTTTTCCCTTACCAACAAGCTCTTCAAACTGATTCAACTTCTTTTGTAACGTCTTCTTCAATTGTTCTGTCGGTAATGCAGCAAGATTCAATTGTCCAGAAACACGAACTTCCTTTGCTCGCTTCTGAATAATACCCATGTCCTGACCCATCTTGATAGTTCGATCTAGAATCTCACTCTTAGCTTTTATTGCTAAAATAGCTCCCTGATTTGATGGAGCTGCCCCAAGAACCTTTCGAGCAACACCAGGTGAGCCATACAACTTTGCTGCTTTATTCCAATTATCTATTGATTGATACGACGACTCGACGAAATAATCGAGATCTCGTACACACTGTTCTTGTTGAAGACAATAGATGTAATACCGATGTGCTGTTGATAATGTAAGTTGTCGCTGTCCATCGTTCGCTAATAAACGTTTCTCTATTGCAGCAAGCTGATCTTCACGTAATTGCATCACAGCAAGAATGTCTTCTCTTGACATTCCTTCCGCAATGCAAGCTCGCAGTAATTCTTCTTCTATTCGATAACGTTTTCGTCGAACAGAAATTTCTTCCGTGCCAGAAAAATCCGCCTTACGTTTAGGTACAGCAATTGCTCTTGAACGTTTTCTATCTGGCTGTACTTCACGTATAGGTTTTTGATTTCTAGCTTCCGCTAATTGTCTTACTTTACCACCCATATATAAAGATATACGATCTCTACTTTCATCTCACAAGCACAAATGCATATAATGCGATGATGGAACCAATAATAAAGTGGGTAGGGGGTAAACGATGGCTAGCTCCAAAATTAGCAAAACGTATCCATAATCACCTCAATAAACCCGATGGAGAATACTACGAACCATTCTTTGGAAGCGGTGCTGTATTCTTCAAAGTCCTACCAAAATATGCACGAATTGCCGACTCACTCGAAGCATTAACATTCACCATGTCAGCCATAAAAAAAGATTCTATGTCTGTATGGAACTACCTAAAAGCTGTAACCAATGAAAGTAACTCGGCTGAACATTACAAACTAAGAAGATACCGATTCAACACATTGCTCTCCAAAGGTACCTACACTCCAGAATTTGCAGCTCTTTTCATTTACCTGAACAAAACTGGATTCAATGGATTATGGAGACAAAACAAAGAAGGTGAATTCAATGTTCCATACGGAGACTACAAACAAATCAAACTACCAACATTCGCAGATTTACTGAATGTTAGTAAAGCATTGCAAAATACTATAATTCATACTATCTCATCCCCACAAGAAACCATAAATCTTATACATCAAGCTAAATCAGGAGATGTCATATTTTCAGATCCACCATATTTAGATACCTACCAAGGATATGATGGAATATTTGAAGCTAGTCCTGATTTTCATGAAGAGCTAGCAGTTACTCTATGGCAAGCAGTTCGTAAAGGAGTAACAATTTTTGCTACAAACAACGATTGTCCCGAAATCAGAAAATGGTATGGGGCATTCGCTGAGATAGAAACTTATAACCGTTCGCAATCTGTCGCAGGAACAGTAGAGGGGAGGAAAAGGTGGAACCAAATTCTAGCGGTAGGAATTCCGTAAAATACTGTCAAATGTGCATGATCGAATCAAACGACATTACGGAACATAAATGGGCTCCATTCCCAGATCTCATAATCACTAGAGAGTTATGTCAAGAATGTGGAGCTTCATTCGACAATAAAACCCAACAACTCCAAAGTAGACTCGTTTCAACATTCCACAGCCATTACATCGAATGGGAACAAAAAGAACGTAACTCCAGACAACTAAATCGTAGACAACAAAGGCTACCTGGTGTCTAACCAGTTAGACAGGAGTTACAATGAAGGTCAGAAGAATAGCATCGGATGTTCGATGGGCATTTCGTGAAACCATTCGAGAAACAGAAGTAGATGTTGGTAACGAAGAATACAAACGGTTATGCGATCACTGTCAAGTCATCAATGGTCCAAATTGTCCAAGAAAATCACAATTACGTAAGGAACACGAAAACATGATCGCAACTATTTGTGTTTATTTCCGACCTCACCCTCAAAACTAAAGCCTTCTTACTATAATCATATTGATGGAACGGTTAAGCAGCAACGATGCAGCTAAACTACTTGGAGTAAAAATTAGTTCAAGTGTTGCAGAAATTAACAAGGTGTGGAGAAAACTAGCACGAACGTGTCATCCGGATCTAAATCCAGGAGACAAAGAAGCAGAGACACGATATCGAAAATTGAACTTAGCGTATACAACATTGATGTCTATCAAAGAAGGACATCGACGTATGCGCGATCTGGGAGAGGACATTGTTGACAATGAATTCGATCGATGGATCAAACAACTCGACCCGGAAAAGCAAGAACGTATCAAACGAGAACTCGAAGAACTTGAAGAAGATGACTCGTTCTGAACGTCAAGAACTACAACAAATACTAGTCGACTATGTAGAAAACCCACGTAAGATGGGTACATGTATCACATCAATTGAAAAATTATTTAGACAAGTTCATTCACGTTGGAATGGATTTCGTCACCAACAACGAAATATCGAACAAGCCGAAACTATCATCGAACGAATAGCAGAAAAACATAGTGTTACTATTGAAAAACTAATGTCACGACAACGCTCACAATATATCGTAGATGCTCGAAATGAAATCTGTCTCGAGCTATACGATGCTGGATATTCTTACGCCGAAATTGCCAAAGCAATGAATCGTCACGACAGTACCATTGGATATATCATCACCAAACTAAGAGGCACTAAAAATGCCTAAAACTGGTATACGCCCTCCAGCACCAGACGCAGCCAAAGCACTTTGTTGTGGATGTTGTGCTGAATATGCCGATGGACGATATGTTGACTGTGAGATTCGTGGATGTCCCATATATTCCAAAATGGCATACCGACAACTTGAACCAGACTATATGTGGATCTTCGGAAAATGGAGAAGTACACACAACAAAAAACGATTAGCTTTAGGTCTTAGTAAAGAAGACTACATCAAACAATATATTGTTCTTCCAAATGGTAAAAATAAACTTGGATATACAGCATTGTTTCGTGCCAAATGTTATCGTTGTTGTGGAGATTTCAAAGATGGACGAATTGATTGTGAAATTCAATCTTGTCCAATTTACTACTGGATGCCATATCGAGAACTAATACCAGATCTTAATTGGTTATTTGATCTTCCGTATACAAAAAAGCATAAAGACCGAATGAAATTTGAACGACTAACACGTGAAGAGTACATCAATATATACATATCAAAACAAATTGAAGAAGAAGTAAAATCTATAAAAGTAAGGACGTTGGCATGAATAACGAAACATATAATGACATCCCAAATAAAGTATGGATAGTTTGTTATAAAGGAGACTCGGGTAATTGGCTTCTATCATTCCCTACAATTTATTATGAAAATGCCGCCGACCTAGCGTGTGTATATTCATCATCACGCGAAACTCATATCCTTGAATTTGATCTTGGTACAAAAATACACACTTATAGTGAAATGGAAAAGCAACTAGTAAAAAAGATTCCAAAAAAGAAAGTAAGAAAAGTTCGACAGGTTGTCTAACTGGTTAGACTACTCTTACCTTCCACGCGACAACCAGAGCCCGGAGAGGCACCTCATCGGCACCGCGTGCTCGGGTCGAGCCTACCTTTCGGTCGGCTCCTGAATCGGATTCTTCTCCTCATCTGGCCAGCGCCAATAGTTCCCGTGCGCTGGCTGATAAGAAACGTGGACAATGCTCGTCTGGTCCCGTTCGATCTGACGACCGTAGGGGTCCTGCTTGCTGTCGTCCTTGCTCACCCACACCGCGTTGAGACAAGGCATAAGCCACCGATCCGGATCATTCGGACCAGGGTTGTGCGTCGCCTCGCCAAAGACGGCAGTGACCAGAGCATTCCGGTCCACGCCGACTGAGTCGGTGAAGATGACCACGTCTCCCACATGAGGCTGTTTCCGTTCCATTTCTCGAACTCCTTCCCGCGGCCTTGAGTTGCCGCGTAGAAGGTAAGAATAATAAATATCAGTTTAGCACACGCTCAACATCCGACTGAAGAATCTCACAGTTGTACGGTTGAGGACTAGACATACAACTACCAAGATCTTCACTGACCTCATCGTGGTCAAGTGCAAAGCAAGCATGTCCAAGTTCATGAATCAATGCCTGTGTTGTCCACTCTTCGTCATAGGCATAATCAACGTT